AGCTGTAGTTTTATTAATTGCTGCAAATAAAGCTTTTGACATAATTACTCCAAAAATAAAAGAAAATATATATGGAGAAAAAGTTATAAAAAATAGTGATCCGGAAGCTTTTAGGCCTCCACATCCGTCTGATGCAACTGCAGCTCCTTATTCTGACACCAAAGATTTTCTTGAAGAAGAAGCTGAAAGAAGAATAGATATTATAGGTCAAAATGGAAATGACGGATTACATTATAAAGAAGAAAAGAAAAATAATACTCCTATACCAGGAAAAACAAGAGTTATATCATGAAAAAAGAAAAATCAACAAAAACGTTACAATGCAGATGTAAAGACTGTACTAATATAGTAGAAGTTGCTAAAACATCAATATCAGTTGTATGTTCTTTCTGTACATTTAAAATGGCAGAAGGTATATTGGAATATTCCAAATAATTTATTATAATAAATAAAAAGTTATGTTAGAAGCTGAAAAAATTAAATCAAACTGGGATGAATATAGAAATAGAGTTAATACTTTATTTCCAGAAAGAGCAGACAAATTAAATAAATTATATGATGATTATGAAGATCGTATCATAATGATGCCTGCTTCTTCTGTTGCACATTATCATAATGCATTTGCCGGTGGATATATAGATCATGTACTAAGAGTAATGGATTGCGTAAATAAATTATATGATTCATGGGAAAGTATGGGATCTGATATGTCTGGATATTCTAAACAAGAAATGATGTTTGCTGCTATGCATCATGATTTAGGTAAATGTGGATTTCCTGGAAATGGTAGAGAAGTATATCAAGTAGAAACATCAGATTGGCATAGAAAAAATATGGGAAGAATGTACAAACATAATGAAAATATTCCTTTTACAATGGTACCAGATCTTTCAATATATTTACTTCAAAAATATCAAATTCAAATGTCTTGGAATGAGTTTCAAGCTATTAGAATACATGATGGTATATATGATGATGCTAATAAACCATATTTTATTGCAAGATCAGCACAAGCTAAATTAAAAACCAATTTACCTTTATTATTACATCATGCAGATCATATGGCATCTCAAATAGAATATGAAAAATGGAGATCTCATAAAAATAATTCTCCTAATCCGGTTAGTGCAAAAACAAAAGCTACTAAAAAAACTGCAATTAAAAATTTAGCAGAACAAAATCCAGATATTGACAAATCAATTACGGATATATTTAAAACATTTGGAGACTCATGATTGAAATTATATTATTAATATTATTATCAGGAGTATTATCTTATTTTATTTATAGAGCGTATACATTAGCTGGTACCGTTGCTGATCAAGAAGAATATATTCAAGAATTAGAAGATTATTCTCAATATATGTATAATCAAATAAAAGAATCATATACACAATTAACTAGGGTTGATAGTAAAGGCGCGTTTGAACAAGATGACGAAACTGGTACTGTATTTGAACAATTAAAACAAGTAGTAACAAACTTAGAGAAAGAATTTAATGCCGAGAAAGAAAAAAGCTAGTAATAGATATTGGACTAAAGTAACTGAATACTCTGTTGCTGCATATAATCGTTCTAATGATAATCAAATATTAAAAGAAAAGATATACAGGCGATTTATTTATCCTGCTTTTATGAAATTATCAGAAAATCTAATTAATAAGATGAAATGTGATTATATTGATTCATCTTTTAAAGATCTACAAACTGATTTAGTTACTTATCTAACAATGCGATTAGATAAATTTAATCCTTCTGCAGGTAAAGCATATTCATATTATACAAGAACATCATTTAATTATTTAATTGCTGAAAATCAAAAAGGATATTCAAAGTTAAAAAAAGAGTCTGAACCTATTAATGTTGATGAAGAAAGAAATATACCAACAGAAATGCATAACATGGAAATGCAAGAACTTTTAAAGTATTTTATGAATGCATATGTTGAATATTGTTATGATAATATAAATAGAATATTTACAAATCAGTCTGACATTCACGTAGCTGATTCAATATTACATTTATTTGAGAATCGTGAAAATATAGAGCAATATAATAAAAAAGCATTATATGTATTTATACGTGAGCGTACAGGACTTCAAACTAATAATATTACTAAGGTAATTAAAGTCCTAAAACAAATATATACAACAAAATTCAAAGAATATGAACAAAATGAATTCGTGAATTTACCCTTTTAATATTTATATTTAAAAGGATCGTATAATGGATATTAAAGAAGAATTATTTAAAGGAGTCAGTTTTTCTGATTTAATGTCAAATGTTTATCATAATTCTAAAAAGAAAGATAGACAAATAAATCAGTTAATATCTCAACTGCAACCTTTAATAAGAAATGCATCAGACGCTACTATAATAGTTCCTTTAATTAAAGAATATTTAGACGTAGCAGTAAAAAATGATGATCATATAGTTAAATTAACTGCTATCACTCAACGTTATATTTCAACTACCCAGACTATATCTGGAGAATCATCGTTATTAAGTGAATCTGAAAAGAAAGAATTATTAGGAATGGCATCTAAAGAATTTGAAGATGAGTTAACAGATGAAATAGAAAAGATAGAAGACGAAGATAAAGAGCTTCAGGAAAAAATTCAAAAAGCTAAAGATTTAGTATCAGGAGATAATAATGGCTAATCCGTTTAGAGTTACATTTGAAATTGCAGAAGTTATAGACGTTGAACAAATTCGCACAGGTGAAAATCAAGAAAATTTATATTCTGTTTCTGCAGAAATATATAATACTAGTACCGTACAACATGACGTTCAAGTAAGGCCGGCTTCAATTAACATGCAAACTCCTCCTACAGTGGGAGAAATAATTTTAATATTCAATGGACCAAATCAATATAGTGGACGTAATAATGTAGAATTACAATGGTATTATTTATGCACATTACCAATACAATCTTCTATTTATAAAAATGTATTGCCTAGTACAGATAAATCAAATGTAAATGAAAATGTATTGCCAACAAAAACAATAAATCCGTTACAAGCATTTTCTGGAGATACATTAATTCAAGGAAGATTTGGAAATTCTATACGGTTAGGAAGTTCAGCAATACAAAAAGATGTATCTCAAACTTCTATTATGCCTAGTTGGTTTGGAAATAATTCTACTAATAAATTAAATTCTGATCCCATAATTATTCTATCAAATACATCTAAACATTCTAGTAATAATCAAGATCCATATGGACGAAAGTATTCTATAGAAAATATTGATACAGATGCATCATCATTATATCTAACTACAACACAGCAAATAAATAATTTATCATTAAATAAAAATACAAATAAATCAGGTGGATATTTAAATTTTAAACAATCACAATTAATTGGCACAGCTGATAGAATATTATTAAGTTCAAAAACAAATAATATAATATTAGATTCTTCAAATCGAATAAGTTTAAATGCAGACGAAATATTATTAGGATCTGAAGATGCTGCAGAACCAATGGTGCATGGAAAAGAATTAATTGAAATATTAACATTAATAATGGATTCAATTCAAGCTGGAATGTTTGGTAGTGGAGGAATATATTCACTTCCAGCAGATAATCCATCAATTGATGAAGCTAGAAAAAAATTATCAAAATTAATAAGTACAAAATACTTTATGAAAAAATAAAAGAAAGTTATAATTATGCCAGTAACATTTCCATTAAATAAAATACCTGAAATACCTCCTAGATTAACTTCATTAGCGGTTGATGCAATAGTGGATTATTTAAATAAGATTCTTGAAAAAATATTAAAATTAGTTGACGAAGCAACTAAATTACCAGATGATGTAAGTTGTGATGACACAAGAGTTGGCGATTTAATAAATGGTGTAAATGACATAATGGAATTAATTAAAAAATTACAAGAATTAATACCAAAAATTCAAGAAATGATTAATTTATTCAAAACATTAGCTGATATTGCTACTACTATAAAATCTAGTATATATTTAGTACCAATTGTAGGACAAGCAGTAGCATTAGCA